TTCTTTATAAATCGTATCTAAACCACCGTAGGACTGCTGGATGTTGCCGAAAGCATTAATTGCCTCGCTTCCTAGATTGCGTAGACCATCTACAGCTTGTGTCATTAAGTTTCCCGCAAGTGTGCCTAGTGCAGTAGATGCGGCGCTTCCGATTCTTGTCAGTCCAGTGGTGACACCGTCAGAGTCAAGTTTAGTGTTAAAGACCAATGTTCCATCACTCATTTTCGTCACCTCCAATCTCAAAATGTTTACTAAATTCTTCTAATTCTTGTTTTTCTTGTTCGGATAGTTCCCTTTGGATTTCCCATGCATCGCGTAACTCTTCATAGACATCTACATTTTGACGTGTGTCCTTCTTGTAGTTCCGCCACTTCATGACGTCGTCTAATTTCGTGCCATTTAAGCCCTTTAGAAGCGCGAGAAATTTCCACCAGTGCAATTCTTCAATCGCTATTAAATCGATGCCATACTGCTGCAGAAACGCGGCATAAATCAAATCTGAATCGATTTCATAGTCTAGGGTGATGACTTGGTCATCTGTTTGCCTGGTATTTCTTGGCAAAGGGTTTTTAGGATTAGCAAACTCGAATAGGTCTTTTAAGTCTATCCGATACGGCATGTCATTTTTAAATAAAAAAGCAACGTCAAAGCCTTTCTCGTTGAGTAGTGCTTTATTTGCCTCAATCATGAATTTCATCCAAACTCGAAAATCCGTATAAATTGAAAAGTCCTTACCATGTATACGGATTGTATTAGGTAAGGACTTAGCGGTTAGATCAAGCATTATTTCTTAACTTTTGAGACAGAATCCATCAGTTTGCTGAAGGACTGTAACTTATCAAGCGGAATCCGACTCAATTCTTCACTGCTCTTTTCTGCTTGATAATTCGCTAGTGGATTTTCGTATGCATCTCTAACTTTGAAGATTGCCAGCGTGATGTCGTTTAGATCCATCTCGTCTAGTTCCTCTGTGCCGAAGATTTCCTCGATAGCCTCTTGGCCCACCAACTTTGCGATGAATTCAATCATCTTTTTATACTTCTCGCGATTCGGAAGATTTGTTGCATCAAGCTTGAAGATTGAATCCAAGTCCTCCCAGATTGCCATTGTTTTCTTAGGCAAATCGTAGCTTTTTCGATTAAAAATAACAGTGTATTGCATGCTTGCTTTCCTATCCTTTCAATTCTTAAGCGCCCGCTGTGAATGTAGGCTTGTTTGCTGTGATTGCTACTTTACCAGGAACAATTGGACCGAAGTGTAGCGCGAATGTAATCTTCTGTTCCACTGTGTTTAGTTCCTTGATTTCGATTGTGCATGAAGGACAATCCCACGCGTCGTATGGTGTCTTTGTTCCTGCGAATACAAGTAAGAATTCCTTTTTTGCATCTTCGCCTGTTGCACGCTTCTTAGCGAGTGAGTAGATGAAGTCAAATGCTGCATCACCCTCATTTGTAACTAGTTCTTGATCCATTGAAGGAACGTAGCTAGTGAGTTCTGTAGTTGGTGATTCGTCTTCGATATAGTCACTTTCTTCTGTTTTAGCATTAAATGCTAAAGAGAAAATTGTTGATTTACCAATACGAGCCCAGTTTTTATCTGTTGTTGTACTTGTATTGATAAAAGGGATAAATTGATGTTTTCTAAGTCTTGTAAGTGCCATTTATAAGCCCTCTCTTTCTCTTGTGTATGTTATTTCGATGGATAACTGATAAACAGTATCGGATGAGTCTGTACTCAACGGATACGGACTTCCTGTCACGCTAATGTTAAGGATTTGTCTGTTTCCGTCGAGTGCAGGATACTCATGATTAAATGGATAGTCATCCGCCCAGTAGGTTAACTTTTCTAATTGCTCATCACTGTCTTTTCTATCGTCCTCTGACAAACTGTTTAGTCTTGCCAGTAGTTGATAGTACTCAGTGATTTCATAGCTGCTGTCTACGTGACTTACGATGTTACGCTGTGGACTTTTAAACAATCCATATTGATCACTTCCATCTGATACGTGGTTTGTGTCTACGTCGATGCCGTCGTATTCTGCTAACCACTTGCTGATTGCTTCTGAAATTGTCATCCGTTACCTCCTGTTATGCGCTTGATTCCGCGTAGGATTTTTTCTTTTCCGCCTTGAGCCTTCATGCGTTCGAACCAGTAGTTCCCACGCATAGGCGCATCCTGGAAGTCTGCTTGCATATAGTACCAACGACGTGCGTATGGTGTGCGATAGCAAAGCTTGCCGCTGCCTATTTTCGTGTTGATGATTCCTGATTGAATCAATGCCCCAGTATCCTTCGGAACGTACGGATCACATAGACGGAGGCACTCGCTGTCAATGAACTGTTGCACCGTTCCGCCTTCATTGATTCCCCTGCTCTCTGCCACCTCTTTTGGCTTAATGTCTACAGACTTAAGGCTGAAGTGAAAAAGTTCACCCATCAGTAAATGACCACCTTTATGTTCTTCAGATGATCTCTGTTAGAGTTGTCATTCACCGCACGGATGATTCCACTCTTAGGGTATCGCTTTATCATGTCTGATAGACGGCTTCCTTTGTCGTTTGTAGGGGTTTCTGCTACGTTTCCGCAGAAGATTCCATCCTCTTCGGTGAACGTGCTTAAATCAAGCAAAAACGGCTCTATAAACGTGACTGTTGTGGTCTTAACTGTCTGCAGCTTGCCACCTTCCAATTTCTTTTCGATTTTTTCGGACCATTGGCAGCCTTTGACAACCGTACGCTTATAGCCTGTTGCCTGTTTTTGAAATACAGTGACCGTATCTGTGAAGACTGCCATTAGTATGCCCTCACTAGGCCAGTGCCAGACAGCCACTTACGGATGTTCTTGTACAGTTCTTCCGTTGCTTGCGATTGTGTCTGTAGTACGTAGCTTTCGCTATAACCGTCATTAGACACAGAAGCAACGCCCTGTCCTGCTTTAGATCCAACCGTAGCGTTGTAGTTGATAACGTTGCAGATGCAGTCGAGCAGCTGCTCGTAGAAGATTTCGTTAGTTAGGTTTGAATTGTCTGCTATCCAGTTTGTGTAATGGATAACTCCCATAACGTTACGAATCTCACTCTCTGCTTGCTTTTCTGCTTTATCGAATTTATCTTCAGAAACAATGTCATGAAGGGAGCGATAACGCTCCCATGTTAGTAGGCTCATATGTTCCACTCCCTTCTGTTAATCTATTGATTAAACGTGCTTACGAACACGTACTAAAGCCTGGTTTGTAACCTTGAACGCAGAGTTCAATTCAACCTGTGCTTTGGATCCAGCAAAGTTCTCGGAGTCAACAATACGTGCAACTGAGAAGTTAGGGATGATTGATAAAGCTTCGTGGTTGTACATGATGAAGTCTACCTTAGCGAATGGTACTGTCTTCAATGCGTTAGCAGAGTCGTAGTACTTACCTTGTGCTTCAGCTAATGCAGAAACTTCGTAGAATGTGCATCCTAACCACTTGCCAATCTGGCCTGTAGCATTTGTGAATTCATTTGACTGTGGTACGAATTCGGAGCCTGCCTGCTCTAGGATTGCTGCGTATAACTCTGGTGAGCAGAGTACAACGTCTGCAGAACCCTTAGCAGCTACGATTTCCTTACGAACTGCAATAACTGCCTGCTTAACAGTCTTTGCTGTGATAGCATCTGTTGCTGTAGCTGCCTTACCTTCGTTGATTAAGCATGCTAAGCCAGATAAAGTCCAGCTTTCAGAAACTTCTTCATTTGCCACCTTTAAGGATTCATTTGCTAGTGGTGTAGAAACTGCTGCAGCTTGTACGCCATAAATCTTCTTTGACTTCTGAAAGTTGTTATTGAATACAACTGGGATTAAGTCATCTCTAGACGCTTCATCCACGAAGTCGCGACCTGGAGTTCCAACTTCTACAGCTGTTGTGCCTAACTTGCGAACGAAGATTCCGCCTGCTGCGCCTTCCTCGTACTTAGAAGTGAATGTTCTACCATCTGCAAATGGTGTTTTGTGATATAAGTTTGGTTCTAGTGTAGCTTTGTACTTTTCATCGACGTGTAACTGTCCGTAAATAACTGCCATAATTTAATTACCTCTTTCTATCCCTTCTTGTAATAAGGGTTATTTTTGTATTGCTCAT